GGGGAGCAGCTCTTTCAGTAGTTGTGCGCGTGAAATAGCCATGATTTAACTCCCTTATACGCTGTCAGGACCAACCGGGTTCAGATACGAATGCCCACCAGACATAGTCACCGACGCGGTTTCAGCCGTAAAATCGATAGTAATGGTTGGATATGGAGCATTCCACTTAACAATAACTTCGCTGTAGTTACCGCTGGAGTTGGTAGTCTCTTCTACAAGACCAACAACACGGAACGGTAGCGACTGCGCAGTATTGCTGCCCGAATCATAAGCACCGATATTCGAGTTACCCGAAATAGTGGTGTTCGAAGCTGGCTGCGAAATAGCCAAGTTGTTGCCTAAGATTGTGCCCGCAATTGGGGTGATGGTGGTCGATGTTGCACCGCCAGTCATAGCAACTTTAAACAACTGATCAGGATCATCAGCTACGTAAGCCAGAATGTCCGAAGCAGTCACGCCGCCCGGATACGAGTTGGCAAACAGCTTTTGACCTGTCGATGGGTTAGTGTAACTAACACCAAGGAACACACCGGTTACGCCATTAGCGTTAACGGTAGTCGTGCCAGTCTCTTTGACAATGGTGCCACCATCCAAACGGACAATATCGCCGTTATAGATAGCAGTGCCATAGCCACTTGCAATCGGGAGTTCACGAGTCTGGCCCGCAAACACCTGACCGCCGATCAAATTGATCGGTTTTAGCCCGTAGGGGGCATTTACAGTCGGATATGCCATGGTTTACTCCAAGTTAATATTGTCTATTTACTACCAGAGCCAAAAGACGTTGAGGACTTTCTCTCGTTAAAGAGCGGCATCCGTGCGTCGCTTTGGCGCATAAAGGTGTTATCAACCGACTCCACCTGCTGCTCTGCCTTGTTTGTGTAAAACTCATTACGCGCCTGAACACGCTCACTAGGCATCTTGCAAAGCATAAGACCGCCGATTTCGACATTACCCGCTGCGTTAGCCGGGAGCATCAATTCTGGATGGTCTGCTGCTTTGACAGGCTCCCAGCCTTCACGCATCCGGGTGGACACGTTGGCAGCTACAGGTTGACCGTTAACTGAGACTGCAATCCAACGGTAGCTGTAGCCCGGTTCAGGAGTCGGGTCAGGCAGTGTGCTCGGCGGTTGATAAACGTATCGAGCGCTTTTTTCGCGTGTTTCAACATCACGGGGTGTGCGGGGATTAACCATTTGATGCCTCCAGTTTCAAAACTTCCATTGCGTATTGTTGCGGTGTCAAACCAAGCCTACGTGCAAATGTTTCTTGCGTTTTCGTAAGTTTGATTTTCTTTGCGCCAGACGAGCGAGTGCCGGGAGCTACAACTGTCGCAGGGGGTTTTTTAGTGGAAGTATCACGTGGTGAGTCACGCCGTTCCTCCCCGTAGTGTTCGGGGAACTTCTCACGAAGGCGAGCGTCGATACGCTCGAAGTATTCATCGGTGCGGGCGTATTCCGGCCCGTTTTGATTGACGAGCTTAGAGTGCATGGCGATAGCCATCGCCGTCATCTCTTCAAACCCTTCTGCTCCGAACCACTGGTTTTTTGCCTGCCAGCGCAGGGTCTTGGCGTCCAGAGCGGGGGTTTGCTGCTCTTGAGGTTGACTATATACCTGTTGGTTTTCATCTTGTAAAGGGGTTGGCCTAAAATTTTCTGCCTGCAAAAGCCGAATCTTGGCGTCTTGCAGAGCTTCTTGTGCGGCCAACATGGCATCAGAGTCATATGATTCCGCCGCCTCCTTATACCGACGACGCGCCATCTCCAGATCAGCTTCCGCTTTCTCCTTCAACACGGTGGCGTACGTTTGTTCCCCACTAGAAACATAACTCTTTAGCCTGCGGTTTTCATCGACAAGCTGTTGCGTGATGCGCAACGCCTCTTCGCGTTCGCGCAGGGCGGCTTCTTTGGCACGACGTTCATCGTGACGGGCATGCGCTAACTCTTTAATTCTTTTTTGGACTTTATCGCTGTACTGCTCAACCTCGTCATCTGACGGGTCTTCTACGTCTTTGTCCAGCGGTTTGCGCCCACGATCCGGTTCCGGTGTATCGTCTTCTATTTCAATTTCGATATCACCTTCGGTTTCGAGTTCTACCTCAACCTTCGGGTCTTCTTGCTTTGATTCAACTTCGTCGGGAAACTTAAAGTCATCACCCTTAAACTGTTCGCCTGCCATAGTCGCCTCCTTATGCTGCGCGTGCGTAGCCACGTGGGTCTTCCACGACACCTTCCACCTGATCTTCATTAATCATGCGGAACTCTCTGCCGTGAATCGTAAATCGCGTGCCGGAGTAAGCCCTTACCAACACGAAATCGCCTTCTTTACACCAAGGCCCTGACGGATACCGCTCAGTATCTTTGTATGCGTCAGGACCCAACGCCACGACGAAAAGTACGGTCGTAGTCTGTTCCTCAACACGCTGAGAGATTGCCGCTTTGACAAGCATTGAATCATCAAACGTATCGTCCGCAGGCGGCACGGCGCAGAGCACCTTGAAGCCCGCTGGTTTTGGTAGCTGCCGTGCTTTACCTTCATCGGCTGGCGCATCTACCGCTTCTTCCTTTAAATCTGTTTCTGTTTCGATAAGCTCCTTCAAGTACTTCGGGAGTATCAATTCACTCATCTGCTTTCTCCAATCGATCTGCAAGGTCAAGTAAGTGACGCTCTGCCAAGGCAAGACCTTGAATTACCCCACAGAGCTTCTGGTACTGCGAAAAGTCGGCACAGGCACCGCCTGCGAGATCATCGGCGTAGTTGTGCATGTCTTTGCGGATCATGTCCCGCAACGTCTCCACGAAACTACGTTGGTTTATTTCAGGCATTAGCCCTCCTTGGGTTTACGCATCGCCTCTTGGCGCTGCCGCGCAATGTCCGCCCCAATACGGACACCTTCACGCTCGTTATCCGCAAGCATGCGCTCACGATCAACCATAGTTTTTGATGCAGCTTGCAGACCCTTCAACATCATTTCGGACTCAAGCCGTTCTTTCTCCAACTGCAACTTCGCCTGTGCTATGGCGACATCGCTGTCCTGCTTCTCTTTCTTCAGCGCCAACTCTTGCTGCTGCATCTGGATAACTGGGTCTTGTGCAGCTTGTTGCGCAGCGGCTTGTGCCTGCTGTTGTGCGACTTCTGACTGGCTCTGCTGCAACACCATCGGCGCGGCCTGTGCAACGAGACGTGAAAGCTGAACCTCAACTTCTGGTGCCATCTTCTCATCGGGTTTCGGTAGATCAGCACCCAACGCCTGCTCAATCTTCTGCCGATATGCAAACGCAATGTGCTCCATGACGTGCGCCTGCATTGCCTGCATAATCATCGGAGCTTGTGGGTTCTGGCCTGCCAACTGTTGAATCAGCGGGTCCTGCATCGCCGCCATGTGCACGCGGATATGCGCTTCGTGATCCTGATACAAGAACGCTTTCACAGGCTTCAAGTTAAGCACGTTCATGTTCTCGCTGACCGGGTCTTGTGGCACACGGTCATCATCTGTCGGCACTAACTTGGCTGCATTCTTGATACCCAAAACTTCAAGCATCTGTCGGTGCAACATGGGCTGGTCGTACAGTTGTGGCGCTTGTTGTGCTAACTGGAGGGCCGCTTGATACTGCACCACTCGCTGCGACATTGTGGCCGCGTTCGGATCAGACACCGGAATGATGTCAACGTGCGAGTAGTCTGACTTTTTAGCGCGGGGCGCTTGTGAATCGGTATCAGGCTCGTAGCCGTAATCGTCATCCGTATAGTCACGGATAATGCCAGCAAGTAGTTTCAGTTCTTGTTTGAATGAGTAGTGCACTCGCGCCTGCACGGCGCTCATGACTTTTAAGGTGCGTTCAAGTATCGCAAGCGTTGTTCCAACCGGCGCATTAGCTGACATATCGGACACTTGAATGTCGGCAGTCGCTGCGAACCTGCGGCCCTCTTCAACAATTGTCCCGAGTAGTTGATAGAGAGTTGCTGACGGTTCTTTATAAGGTAGTGGCAGTATGTTGTCACGTATTCCTCCAGAGCCTAAATCTACATCACGCCATTCACCGGGAGCGATTGGCGTGTCATCACCTTTAATACGCAGCCCTCTGGACTTTAGACCCCCCGGCAGGTTCGATAGTGTGCCTGCATCAACAAGCTGTCTCATCAGGCTAGTCGCGCTACGCGCATAACCGCCAATTAAATGAAACAGACCAAAGCCATACGCACCGAAACCGGGGATGTACTGATAGTGTACGAAGTGTTGGCGCTTTAGTTTTAGTGGGTCGTCTTCTTTCCAGTTACGGCGAATTGCCAGAATCTCGTTTGTACCGCGCAGCATTGTCACCACATATGGCAGCGCAACGCCCGTGGCTTCACCGTCGTCATCCTTATCTTCAAACCCCGGCAGGTCTAAATCAACATGGCACTCATACAACTCAAACCGATCATCGTAGCTTGCTGACAGCCCGGACTCTTTATCCTTGCGCTCCTGAATATCTGACTTGAACTTTGTCGGTTCGCCTAGCTCTACATCGGCATAGAACCCGGCCTGCTGTAGCTTGATGATTTCGTTTTCTGTTTTGCGCATACGATGTGTGATGCGCTGGCAGCTTGAGAGTTCTGTTGTGCCGTATGGCAGGATGATGTCTTCTGCCGGTACAAACAACGAAATCTGTCTCTCTATATTCGGATCGTAATACACTTTCTTGAACGCGCTGCCGGTCGCAGGCAGGCTCCACAACATGCGCTCATGCTCCGGACGAAACTCCACCATGACTTCCGTCAACTGGTAGTTCATGTCCTCTTGTACACGTTCCGCTGCTTCCTTCTTCTTGGTTGTTTCCTTGCCGATGATCTTGGTTCTCACAGGCCCGGAAGCAGGAAAAGTCTCTGTAATTGTCTCTGCTTGGAACCGCACTACCGCTTCGGTAATCATCGGGTGAAACACACCACAAGCGCCATTCCACGGTTCAGTCCTCTCCTCGTACTTCAATCCAAGTAACGTCAAGCCGTCTTTATAGGTATCTTCCCAATCCTTGCGTGCCGACAAATCATTTGTAATGTCTTCCTGCAAGTCAGACGCCAACGTCTCCAGCACGTCGCCCGGCAACTCATCAACGAGGTTCGCGTTGAAGTCTTCTTCCTCGCCATCTTTCTCGATGTCGATCTCAAAGCCCGGCCCCTCGATGTGCACGGCTTCTGGGTCTACGATCTCAATCTCGATGCCTTCCATGTCCTCGTCAGGCATACCCAAAGGTGCTTGATAAAGGGCTTTATCAAAATTCGTCGCCATGCTGGCTCCTTAAAAATCAGTAATAGGCAAACTGTTTGCGCCGAAACAACGCAGGTTCATCTTCATAATCGGACGGCAGGCTAATAAACCCACCTTGGCGGTAACGCAGTAATGCTTGCGTAGTGGTATCAACGAAGTCGTCATGATCGCCAACAGGGAACGCGGCCACTTCTTCAATGACTTCTCGCGCCCAACGCGTATCCGGTGCCCACACCTTGCCGGAGGCGAACAAATCAGAGACGGCGTTCATACGCGCAACCTTGTCGTTACCTCGTGAGGGTGTGAACTCTTGTACCGGAATACCCATGCGCCGCAGTTCTTGTATCAACGGCGAGCCAGCAGCTTTCTTTTCCACGATGAACGCATCGGGGTCCCACTCTTTCCAATGCTTGAACGCAGCCTCCTTCAGTTCAGGAAACATCATCCTGTCTTTAAAGGCGTCGAGCAGTATTAAGTGTGGACTGTTGCCATCCTCTTCGTTGTACCACACGCCCCACGTTGTGCAGGCGCTGTAGTCAGAGGTGGTTTTTGTTTCGTGCGCAGTATCCCAGCTTTGTATGATGAACTCGCACTGCGGAGGTTTTTCGTGCGGCCAAATCTGCCATGCAGATCGCGGGATAAAAGCGGCCCCGTCAGCCGTTGGCTGCTGCATATATTGCGCATTCCAGAAGCGCGGGTCAAGCGCTGCCTTTTTTGCCTCTAGCTGCTCCACCGGCCACTGTTCAGGCCACAGGCTTTTGCCAGACGGCAAGATGGCGGGTAACTCCACAATTTCCCACTGATCTGCACCGGGATTCTTAATAGAGAAGTCGATCAGGCGACCTGTTAGGTCAATCAGACTCCAGCGTGTCATGATGACAATGATTGCCCCTCCGGGCATCAGACGCTGTAATGGGC